CGGGTCCGTTCGTGGTGGACAGCACTGCCCCGGCGGCGTCGCGCCACACCAGCGCGAGCCGTAGCCGCAGTGCGGTCGAGGTGCCCGACAGTTGTGCGGAGAAGGTGTAGCGCTGGTCGGGCACGATGGGGATGCCGTGCGGGCCGTGCCGCCACAGCAGCCTGACGGTCGGGCCGGGTTCTCCGGGGCCGGGGAGGTCGTGCAGTTCCCAGCCGAGGCAGCCGGTGCCCTGCGCGCTCGCGGTCCGGTTCGGCCCCCACGCGCCGGTGGTCGCCTCGAACCCGTCGATGGTGCCGGCCGCGTCGGTGCCCGAGGACTGGTTCGCGGTCAGTAAGTTGCGTTGCCCCGGGTCATACATCACATAGGGGCCGGGCCCGTAGTGCCCGCCCGCGAGGCCGCGCAGCAACGCGGCGTCGCGGCGGGGCAGCGACCGCCAGGAGAACGACCAGACGCGGCGGCCGTCGCCCATCAGGTCTACGGTGCGGGCACCGCCGATCGCCTCATGAACGACGCCGCCGAAGTCCGGGGTCAAGGCGGCGCCGCGCAACGGAGCGCGTAACCGCAGCAAACCGCCCGGCCGGCCGATCCACAGCGGCATGAGGTCACCGCCTCCCGAGCGTCCGGTCGCCGCTGCGGGCGGCGCGGGCGATGGTCTCGTCGCCGATCTTTGCCACGGGCGCGTCGTACAGCTCGCGGATCGCGTCGCGGACCTCGATGAGCAGCGGGCGCATGTCGGCGGTGTGCTGATCAACCGAGCGCGCGGGCTGCGGCGCGCCCCCGGCGAGCGCAAGTCGACCCGACCCGGCCGGCAGGCCGCGCGCGATCATCGCGGTGACGCCCGACAGTTCGGCCCGCAACGCCCCGGTCTGGGAGGCGATACCGCCGATCAGCCCGCCGAGGATCGAGCGACCCGCCGGGTACAGCAGGCGCGCGTCAGTGGACTCCGGCCCCTTCCAGTCCGCGATCAGATCGGTGACCTGCCCGAGCGTGCTGCGCAGCGCACCGAGCATGTTGTTGACGCCGTTGATCAGGCCCTGGATCAGCGACCGGCCGGCGCCGTAGAGCAGCGAGCCGAGGTTCCCGACGGCGGCCCTGGCCCGACCGGGCAGCCCGGACACGACGCGCAGCGCGGCGCCGACTGCGGCGGCGACGCCGGCACCGAGCCGGGACGCGGAGTCCCTTGTGGAGTTGAACCAGCGGACGGCGGCGCCGAGAATGTTGATCATCCGGCCGAGGTTGTTGATGCCATGGCTCAGCAGCGCGCCGCCGAGCGCGATCAGCGCCCGCACGGTCGGCCCGGCAACCGCCGCGCCGACCTTCCCGAACCAGGCGACAGCGGCGGACAGCCAGCCGACGACCTGCTCGATCTCCGGCCTGTTCCGCTGGTACGCCGCGGTCAGCGAGTCGACGGCGGGCATCACCTTGGACACGATGACGTCGGTGATCTTGTCGAGGGTGGGTCGTAGCTGGGCCTGGTAGGCGCGGGCGACCAGCTCGATCGCGGGCAGCACCTTGTGCTGCCACAACCCGGCCAGGCCGTCGAGCACAGGCCGCGCGGTCGCGCCCAGGTCGGCGAGTGCCGGGATGAGTTGCCCTCGCAGCCAGCGCAGGATCGTAGCGACGCTGCCGGCCACGATCGGCGCCAGCATGGCGAAGGTTGCCTGCACGGCCTCGCGGACGGGCCGGACCCGGGCGTAGACGGTCGCGAAGCCGACCGCCAGAAGCGCGAGGACCGCTACGGCAGCGCCAACTGGCGTCGCCACCGCAGCGACAGCCGACGCCACGGCGCTGACCGCCGAGGCGAGTCCGGCGGCGATCAGCAGTACCGGCCCAGCGTCGGCGAGCAGCCCGAGGAACGTGCCGAGGAGCCGCTGACCCTCGGCCGAGTTCGCGAACTCGGCGATGGCGCCGGTGACCCGCTCGATCGTGTCGAGCAGCCCGGCGCTGGCCTCTCCGCCCGCGCCGAACAGCGCGCCGATGATCCGGCCGACGTTGCCGGCGATCCGGCCGAGCTGTCCGAGTAGGTCGAGCGCACGATCGATCATCGCCGTCAACGACCCCGAGCGGGTCGTTCGGTCGACGGAGCCGGCGAACCGGTCGACGATCCCGGCCAGCCCCCGGGAGAGACGTTGCAGCGCGGGCCCGGCGGCGGTGCCGATCTCGAGGAACGCCCGCATCAGCTTGGCGGGCACGTCCACAAGGGACGTGAGGCTCGCGCGGACGTGGCCCAGCAGAACGCCGATGCCGGAGCGGGCCTCGCCGCTGGCGAGGAACAGCCCGACCCGCCGCGTTGCCTCGCCCGCTACCGACGCGACACCCACCAGCCCGGCACGAACCGCAGGCAAGAGGTTGGTCACGACGCGGGTCAACAGCCCGTCGCCGAGGCGGGCGAAGAACGCCTCCTGCACTGCCCGGCGGACCTCACGCAGCGTCGGGATTAACCCCGCGGCCTCCCGTACGAACGCCGCCGCCGCCGGGGACAGCGCACGCAGCGCCTTAGCGAACTTGCCGGCGTCACCCGACGCGGCAGCCGCCAAGGCGTCGCTCACGCCGTGCAGCGCGAGCTGCATGGTCCCGAGCACCGCGACCAGCCCGGCGACCGCCGGCACCGCCACGGCGGCGGCCGGCGCGGTCGCGGCGACCGCCGCGCCGAGCGCGAGGACGTGCGGCAGCGCGGTCACCACGGTCACGAGCAGCCCGGCCGTGGCCGCCTTCGCGGCGATCAACCCGGTGACCGCGCCGACACCGCGTAGCGCGCTGATCAGACCGCCGACAGCACGGGTAGAGCGGCGGCTGCCGGCCTCGATCCCGTCGGCGAGCCCACGGCCTGCGGCCCGGCCCTCGGCGACGAACCGGCCCCGCATGTCCCGCAGCCGGCCGTTCGCGTCCCGCTGTAGGCCGTCGAACCGGCGGTGCGCGTGGTCGATGCCCCGGTCGAGGCCGTCGTTGTCCACGTCGAGGATCGCGACCAGTTCGCCGACGGTGAGCGCCACGCTGCTCGCCCCCTACATCAGGTCGATGAGCGACTGCACCGCGGCGGCGCCGCGGACCTCGACCGGCTCGGCGGCGACCAGGGCGCGGAACCGGGACGCGTCCGACAGCCAGATCAGCCGGGACAGGAAGTAGCCGACGGCGAGCCCGGCGAGCTGCTCGTCGTCGATGCCGTACTCGCGGTGGAAGTCCGCCCGGATCGCGCCCCAGTGCCGGGCGATCAGCGCCCATAGCCGCGCTTGCGCTTCGTCTTCCGCTTGGGTTTTCCCGGCCCCCGCCCCGCGGCCTCGGCCTCGGCGACGCGTCGCGCGACTTCGCCGAAGGAGACCCGCTTGCGGTGACCGGCGTTCGCGCACGCCCAGGCGAGCACCACCTGCAGCTCGTCGCCGCCGATGCCGGCGTCGATGAGCCGTTCGAGGACGTCCGGGCCGGTGAGCAGCGCGATCAGGGCCTTGACCTCGTCCGGGTCCCTCGACTCTTGCACCTGGCGGCTGCGCAACTCGAACGCGATCGGGATATCCAGCGGCGCGGTGACGATGACGCCCCGCACCCGAGCGCGAGCCCGGGTGCGGGCGCCGCCGGCCCGCAGGGCGTGCTGACGCGCCCAGAAACCGTCGAAGTCCTCAACGCCGTCCGCGTCGAGGAACTCGTCCTCGTCCAGCTCGGCCGAGGTCAGTTCCTCCGGGTCGCCGTAGAGGTCGGTGGTCACGGGATCACCGCCAGGAGCGTCGCCTTGCCCGAGCGGGTGAACGTCGCCGACCACGCTGACTTGTCGTTGGTCTCCCCGCCCTGCTCGCCCAGGGAAACCGTGGCGGTCCACACCTTCCAGTGGGTAGCGGACGGGTGCCGGAACCGGATCTGCCCGAGGGACTCCTCGGCGGTCTCGCCGCCGAGCGCCTCGACCCGGCCCTGCCCCGGATCAGGCGCGCCGGTCACCGGGTCGACCATCTGCGCACCCTCGACCGCGAGCGTCGCGCCGCGCTGCATCACCTGGCCCTCGTAGGCACCACCGGAGTCCACATCGGTGGTCTCGGTCGTCTCCTCGTTCTCGCCGGGGTTGAGCTTCAGACTCTTCAGACCACGGATGCCGAGCCACGTGGGCGTAGCGGCACCGTCGCTGACTTGCACGATCAGATCGCGGGCGTTGACCTTCCGCGGGGGCATGGTTCCTCCGGTCATGGCGAAGACCCGACCGCCGATAGGGGTCGGTTGAACTGGCTTTGATTCAGGGTCGGTTCGCGGCGGGGCGTGAACGATGACCGAATGCGGGACCATGTCCACATGGGTTTCTGGGGCGATGCAGCAGCACAGGGCATAGGAGCGTTTACCGGCACCGTGGCGGGTGGTGGCATTGCGGTGCTCGTGGCGCGTTGGCAGACCAACAAGAGCATTGATGCCCAACGGACGATGGCAGCCGAGGACAGGGCTGCGGAGCTGGCGCGACGCCGTGAGGAACGAGAACAGGAGCACCACGACCAGCGGCTTCACCAGGCGCGGAACGCCGCGGTATCGCTACTGGGCCGGTTGGAAGACCTTGACAGCGTCTTGCCCGTGCTGCCGCGGCTCAAAATGTCGCCGCAGTCTGTCTCGATGTACGACACGCTGGAGGATACGGAGAACCGCGAGGGGTGTATCGAGGCATCGGCCTCACTGCGCCGCGCATGAACGTGGAGTTGCTACAGATCGGCGATGAGGACTTGGCCGGACGGTATCGGAGTCTTGTGACACTGACCCGCGAGTACACGTACTCGAACCTTGGGGACAACGCCAACCGGGCAGGCGTTGACATGAGCAACTACCTGAGATACGTGCGGTACTCGTTCCGCCAGTTCATTGCTGGCGAGCCACTGCTTGCGCACACGGCCCCGCCGTTCCTGAAGCGGCAGAACGACAATTCGTCGTGGAGTCCGGAAGACATCCCGCAGGACTGGAACGACATCTAAGGCCGATGCATCGTTGGACGTTCGACGTCCAGTCGCACGTTCACGACGTGCTCGTGCCGGCCGTTCTGATCCGGGCCGAGCGGGACGGGTCCGGATTGGACGGCGATGGCGAGCTGTAGCCAGGTGCCGTCCGGGAGGAGGAGCGGACCGAGACCGTGCATCTCGGCGTAGATGGCCTCGGCGCGAGCGCGCGAGATCCGGGCGTCCCGGGTACCACGTACCCGGGCCTGAAGGCTGGGTTCGTCCCACGGGTTGAGGGCGTCCGGCTCCCGCCCGCCGTAGAGCCACAGCCCGACGACCTGGTCCGGCGTCGGTGGCAGGTGTTCAAGAAAGCAGTCGCCGCCGGTCGTCTCGGGCCGATAGCTGACCAGACCTCGCGCGTGGAGATGGTGAGCGAGCCCGTCGAGCAGGAGCATCGGGACGCCCTTCTGGCCAGAATCCGCTTGGTGTCGCTCTGGTGTCACCGTCTATCCTGGCCGGTTGCGCAATCGGCCGTCCGGAGTGAAGGACGTCAGGGATGCGTAGGTTGGCTGGGAGGCCGGAATGCTGGGAATGTCAGATGAGACCCTCGCCCTCGTCGGGCGAGTAACCGTTGCGGCGTCACACCTTGAGCTGGGGCTGTGCACGTTCGCGGATGGAGTGGAGCGGATAGATGTCCTGAAGGCGATGTCGACGCCGGGCGAACCGCTCAAGGTGGCGCAGGCCGCGATCGCAAAGCTAGCAGGCGACCAGCGGGCAGACTTCGGAAAGTGGGTTGACGACGCGGCGCAACTCCTGCATGGGCGCCACACGATTGTTCACGCGGTGTGGGTCGACTACGCGGAGTACGGTGCCGTGCCTGAGTACGTGGCGCTGCACCTCAAGTCAGGGACCGAGACGCGGGCCGACGGTCCTGCGTTGGCCGACCTTGCCCAGCGACTTGAAACCGTTGGCGCCCGTGGCTACCACCTTCACGCCAAGCACTGCGTGCTATCGGAGTGGGACATCAGCGAAGCATCGGATGACGGAGCCGGGCCTCCGGCCCCGGAAGGGCCTTCCTGACGGTCGTGGAACGGCGTTGTCCTGGCTCAGCGCCACCAGTCGTTCGGCCAGAGAACGGCTTCCATGAGCCGCTGGAGATCGCGAAGTACCACCCAGTACTCGCCGGGCAGCGTTGGCCGCGCCTGCCCTCTGCTCGTGTCGGTGTACCGGAAGCCCTGACCATCGGGATCCATCGCTGCGAGGGTCAGTAGGTCGTCGCGCACGTGAGTGGGTATGCCGCCGCGGGACTCTTGGTGAAGGAACTCATCGAACTCTCGGATGAGTGGTGCCAGATCGTGCCCGCGGCGGCGCTGGGGGAGCGAGTACTTGAGGTACAGCTCCAGAGCGTGGCGGTAGAGGTAGAAGATCGGATAGCACACACGCCACGGCTCATGGCTGGCCAGCGCCGCCTCGACGAGATGTCCAGCCGCCTCCGCGTACGTGTGCGCAAGTCCGAGTCGGTCCGGCTCCGAGGCCATTCCTCCGATGATGACGCCATGCACCCAGGTCTCATCGAGGTCGCCGGTCCCGTCGGCCTCATTCCACGGTTCGCGAAACACGCGGCCAGTCCAGGGGTTCATGGAACGGAACTTACCGACGCCGTCAGTCCGACGCTCATCGATTTCGGCCCTCGGCGCATGGGCGACTGCCTGCCATTACGAACGCTCACCTGCCGGACGCGCCGCCTACTATGCCTGCAGCATTTTGTCGGCGTCTACGGACGAAGACCACGACGGATCGCGGCGGCAATCAGCGTGAGAATCGCATCACGTTCGGCGAGCATGGGCTGTTCGAGGTACTTGGCCTGGCGGCCAGGGTCGTGGCGGAAGGTGAGGTCTTCGTGTTGGCGGACGGCGTAGGGGCCGTCGTAGGAGACGGCGCCGGTCATGGTCGCCTCGTCGACGGAGGCGACACCGGAGCGTTCGAGGGTGGCTTCCTCGATGGGGACGACGGCCGTGGAGGCGGCGAGCAGGTGTTCGGTGCCGTCAGTGAGGCCCTTCTTGGCGCCCTTGCGGGCCGTTTTCTTGACCTTGGGGCCGTGCCAGGTCACGCGGACTCGGCTCACCGCAGGGCCACCTCCATGTGGTTGGGTGTCGCGTCGCTGAACTCCAGGCGCGAGGTCGTGATAGCGGTGGTCGTGCGCCCGTTCACGATGACCCGCGACCCAGGCGGGCATTCGGTCGACAGTGGACACCACAGGGTGGTTTCGGCGATGACCTCGGCACCGCTGGCGTCGCGGACGAGACGCCGTTTGTCCTCGGCGTAACAGTCGACCGGTGTCGGCGGACCGTAGAGCGGACCGCCGGCCGAGTCGCCGAGGTAGGGCTCGATGACCGCGCGGTGCCGCAGCAGGAACTCGGGGAGGTCCACGCGATCACCCGGTCGCGATCGTGCCGGGGAGTAGGCCGGCGCGGCGCAGGATGGTAGCGGCGTGCGGCGCGAGCTCGTCGCGACCAGAGCGGGCGCGCTCGGTCGGCGGGGCGCGGTCCAGCTGTACCGAGCCGATCCGTACCGAGCGGTGCTCGGGTGGCGTGCCGTCGGCGTCGGCCCCGGTGGCGATCCAGCGCGCGGCCTGGGCGCAGGTTGCTCGCCGCAGGGCTCGGATGATCTCGGGCGCGGTCGGGTTGCCCTCGGCGTCGGTGTCGTAGACAGCGCAGAGCAGCGCGTCGTCGATGGTATCGGCGGCGCGGTCGAGGCGGGTCTGCGCGTCGGCGGGCGCGGGCTTGCCGGTGTAGTCGGTCAGGTCTTCCGGGGTGGCGTACACCGCTCAACTCGGCTTCCTCGACCGGGCGCCGCCGCGCGGCGCTTCGGTCGTGGCCGGCGGGGGTCCGGTCGGCACGGTGGCGGCCGGCGCGGCGGCGGTGGTGGCGGTGGTGGCGGGTTCGGCGGCCGGGGATTCTTCGACGAGGGTCCAGTTGGGGGAGGTGGCCAGGCGCTGGTCTTCGCGGCTGCCCTCGACGGGGCGGACCCGTTCAACGATGTTCCCTCCGGTGTCGCGGTGCTCGTACAGCGGCACGGTTGGTCCTTCCTGGCAGGACGGCGCGGGGGCGTCGAGCGGAGAAGGGCTCGACGCCCCCGGCCGTGGGGACGGGCGCTACGCGCCGGTGAAGTGGTCCACGAGCTGGTCGCGGGTGAGCGCGTCGGCGTCGGCCTCGGCCATGCCGCGCGTGACGGCGTAGGTCTTCCACTCGGCCTTGCTCGCCGACTTGGCCGGCGGGCTCGGCGGCACGGCGCTGCCCGGGTCGTCGTCAGCTTCGGTGATCGTGTAGCCGTGGCGGTGGAAGTAGGCGAGCGCGGCTGGCTCGGCGGTGTGCCCGACGCCCTGGGTGAAGGCGACGCCGGCGGCCTCGCCGGTGTAGTCCTCCACGGGGGCGCGGACTTCGTAGCGGCCCATCACTGGACCTTGACGTTGCGCAGGACGGCGGCGCCGCGGGTGTCCTTGAGGACCATCGCGCACGGACCCATCTCAACCTCGCCGGTCTTGACCGCCTTCGCGGTGGAGAAGTCCGGCAGCCAGTTCTGCACCAGCTCGCCCAT